GGGCCCGCGTGGTTGGTCGCCGGATGGTCGAGGAGATCGATGCCCGCAATCGGCGGGCCTGGCGCGAGCATTCGGCGGACATGTCGCGCCTGATGCAAGCGCAGCTGAACAGCACCGACGTCGGCGCCCTGACACGGCTGCACCTGGTCGGCCAGGCGCTGCCGTGATGCCGCCGAGCGATGCCGATGCCGCCGAGCGCGTGCATAAGCTGACGCTCGAGGGTCTCACACAGGGCACGCGGGCCAAGGAAATCTCGGCTGAGATCATGCGGTCGGGCCAGGTCAGCAAGAGCCGAGCCGACCTGATCGCGCGAACCGAGGTGTCGCGGACGTCGACAGAATTTACCCGGGCGCGCGCCGAAGACATCGGCTCGACCCACTTCATCTGGCGGACGTCGCGCGACAGCGATGTGCGGCCAGGCCACAAGGCCCTGGATGGCAAGACGTTCCGCTGGGACGAACCGCCGGAATGCGATCCTGGGCACCACGCACTGCCGGGGGCAATCTGGAACTGCCGGTGTTTTCCTGAGCCCGTATTCTGAGGTTTTGAAATGGCTACGGTGCACATCCACATCCATGACGGATGGGTGGAGAGCGATCACCCGCGCGCAGAAGACGGAAAGTTTGGTTCCGGCGGAAAGAAAACGGCCAAGCTGACAGCGCGAGAAAAAATGGAATTGGACCGGTATTCAGGCGACGAATTCCTGCGGATCAACAACGAACTCCGCAAAGGCAATACAAGCGATCCATCAATTCAGCACATTGATGCGGCAATAGAGAAATCGACCATTCCGCAAGGGAAGATTCTCTATCGCGGCATGACGCGAGAGGCTGCGAAGAAGTTGTTTGGCAGCCACGTCAATGTCGGCGCCGAAATTTCCGATCCGGCTTACGCGTCTACGTCAACCAATCGGTCAATTGCTGGAATGCGGGCCATCGGTGGTGTGATGCTGCGGATTGAAACCGGCCCAAGCGCCAAAGGCCTTGATATGTCTACAATTTCAAGAAATCCGGCGGAGAAAGAGGTTTTGCTACCGCGTGACGCAAAGTTGAAAATAACCGGTATCACCGCACCAAAATCTGCTGGCGATCCGGTCATTGTTCGAGCGTCGTATGGCTAAAGTAATTCGGCACATCCACGTCCAACTGCGCGACAGCGGCGCGGATATCGTACGGGCCGCCGGCGTCATGTGCGTCGCCCCCGATGGCCGCATGCTGTTCCTGCGCCGCAGCGCCGACACCGCAAGCCACCCGGAAACATGGTGCTGGCCCGGCGGGAAGATTGAGGATGGGGAATCGCCAGCAACGGCTGCCCGGCGCGAGGCGATGGAAGAAGCCGGGTGCAATGCGAATTGGCCGCTGCGACTGATCGACAGCCGATCAGGCTTTGCGACCTATCGCGCAGACCTGCGCCAGCCTTTCGAGCCGGTGCTGAACCCTGAGCATACCCAGGCCGTCTGGGCTCACCCGAAAGACGCACCATCGCCGCTGCACCCCGGTGTCGCCGCGACCCTCAAGCACGTCGGCGCCATCTGAGCGCCACAGAAAGGACCGTTCATGTCGTCGATCAAAATCCTGGCCGAAGCGGCTCAGGCCAAGCGCGCCAGTGCGCAGGCCCACATTGCGGAATCGGAAAAGCTGCTGGCCCATGCCGAAGAAAAGCAGGCGCTGGCCGATGCTGACAACGCCGAAGCCGAAAAGATCGAGGACGATATTCGCTTGCTCGAAAACGGTGGTGGCGAACCGAAGCCGCGCGTGTTCGCCGGCAAGGGCGCCAAGGCGGCCTAACGGGCCAGAATCCATTTCGAGTGATCCAGCGCCTCGCGCGCCAGTTCGACCGGGTCGCCGTCCCCATCTCGGATGCGGGTCAGATAGCCCCAGAGATATTCGATGTAATCGGCGGCATCGAACTCGACGAGATCCTCGGCCGCCAGGTCGGGAAGCTCGACACCGTCCAGTTCGGCAATCGCTCGCAACTGATCGACGATGTCTTCCGGTGCATGCCTCATAGAGAAGGAACATATCACAATGCCGCTTCCCGCCTATGTCCGTAAGGGCAAAAAGTTCATCGCCACGCTCGATGTCGCCAAGCTGCTGCTGAGCGGTTCGGATGTCTCGCAGGGCCTGACCCATTCGACGGTGTCTGGCGCGACCTCGTTGATCGCGACCGGCATCACTGCCAGCGCGACGCAAACCCTTGCCGGCGCAACGAAGCTGACCGCGAAGATCAACGTGGTGTCGACGTCGGCGGCTTCCGGGAACGCCGTTGCGCTCCCCGCGATGCAGCCGGGCCAGTCGGTGACGGTGTTCAACGACGGCGCGAACCCGATCAGCGTTTTCCCTGCTGCCGGAACCGTGGCGATCGATGGCGGCTCGGCCGGCGCATCGGTGGCGCTCGCCAACGCCAAGCGCTGCACGTTCTACTGCCTCAGCGCGACCGTCATCAAGTCGGCCCAGCTCGGCGTTGCCAGCGCCTGACCATGACGGTGCATCGTGACAGGGCTATGGTCATCGACCGCAGCCCGCAGGCGACCTATGCGCCCGAACAGCTTGGCCGTACCCAGGCACTGACGCCCGAAGGCTATCTGCTGTGCAGCGGCGTCCGCATCGCGCGGACCGGGGCCATGCTGTACCTGCCGTCCGAAGTGCCCGAGGTTCGCCCGGCGCCGAATGGCCAGATGATCGTCGTCACCCGCGACGCCGACGTGCTGTTCGATCCCGAGGCACTGGCCAGCTTCAACGGCAAGCCGGTCACCGATGACCATCCTCCCGCCCTGGTCGGCAAGGACGATGCCAAGAAATACCAGGTCGGCGTCACGCTGAACCCGCGTCGCGGCGAAGGCGTCGATTCCGAATACCTCGTCGCTGACCTGCTGATCACCGATGCCCCGATGATCGCCAAGATCCTGGCGAAGAAGAAGCGCGAAATCAGCCTCGGCTACGATGCCGAGGTCGAAGAGGTGAAGCCCGGCCTCGGGCGCCAGGCGCGCATTATCGGCAACCATACCGCCATCGTCGACCGCGGTCGCGCTGGCTCCACCTGCGCCATCACTGACAAGGAGACTGACATGGCGAAGCGCAAGATGTCCCTGATGGACCGCGTCCGCGCGGCCTTCCGGGACAATGACGAAACGGCCCTGGAAAGCGCGCTCGCCGACGCTTCCGAGGTTCTCGGCACCGGCGAACCCGATGGCGATGAGGGCGGTGTTCACGTCCACATCCACAACGGCACCCGCGAAGAACCGGCGCCGGCTGCCGTGACCACCGACGAAGCCGATCCCAACGAAGCCCGCTTCAAGGCGCTGGAAGACAGCGTCGGCGGCATCATGGCGCGCCTCGACGAGATGGCCGCCGCCAAGGCCGAGCCCGCCGCCTGCGTCGTCGAAACCACCGACGAGGATGCCGAGGAAGAAACCGAGGCCGAGCGCTCCGAAGTCATGGACGCCCAGGCCAAGGCCGAAATCATCTTCCCCGGCTTCAAGCCCGGCACCATGGATGCCGCACCCAAGCGCCGCGCCTTGACCGACATGCGCCGCGACGTCCTCGCCCGCGCGTTCAACGACAGCGCCCGCCGCGCCGCCGTTGAGCCGATCCTGGCCGGTGTGGACCTGGCGAAGTCGAAGCCGGCGCATCTGCGTGTGCTGTTCGATGCCGCCGCCGCCGTGGCCAAGGTGCACAACACGCGCCCGCGCGCCGTCACCGCCATCCCGCAGGGCCCGATGACGGCCGCCAAGCTGCAGGAACAGATCGCCGCTCGCCGCCAGGCCAAGCGCTGATTACCCCACCAACCCACCCAAGCGAAAGGAAGCCGACATGACGGCGATTACCACGCGGATGAACGTTGCCATTCCCGGCGCCGTCAGCCGTTCTTTCCCTGGCCAGGTGATCTCGCAGGAGGTCATCGACAGCGCCAATCCGCCCACCGCCTATGGCCAGCCCGTCAAGCTGGTCAATGGCAAGGTCCGCACGCTCGCCAGCGGTGATGCCGCGGGCGTGATCTATGGCTTCACCGTGCGGCCCTATCCCACCCAGGACGCCACTGGCGCCACCTCGGGTTACGGCGGCGGCACGCCCCCGGCATCCGGCATCATTGATGTCATGAAGGTCGGCTTCCTCGGGGCGACCCTTGCCAACGGCACCGCCGCCAAGGGCGCGCAGGCCTATGTCCGCACCACCGTCAACGGCGGCCTCGCTATCGGCGGCGTCGAGGACAACACCACGTCGACCGGTCTGGTCGCGCCCAGCCTGCTCGCCTTCACCGGCCCGGCTGACGCGGCGGGCAATGTCGAGCTCTCGATCGGCATTCCGTACTGATCAACCCTCTGGCCTGCGGTCGTGATTGGCCGGGCCGTTCTCCTTGGGAGACCACAGACATGAATACCCTCCGTATGCGGGAGAGCGGTCCCGCCATCATCGTGCCGTCGATCGCGCTCGCCGCGTCGGCGGCCGCACCCGCCATTGCCACCGCGCTGGCATGGGGCGACAACCGCAAGGCTACGCGCTACCTGCGCGATGCGTTCCAGACCTTCGACCAGGCCACCATCGACAGCGCCGGCGCGTTCCTGGTGGGCGAACTCGAACGCCTGGATCCGATGATCCACGAGCCCCTGGTCGATACGACCTGGAGCCGCGACATCGACCTGCGCACCGACGTGACCATGGGCGACGAAAACTCGTCCTACACCACGTCCACCTTCGCCTCGACCGGCGGCCCCTCGTCCAGCGGCATCAGTTGGGCCGGGCGCGAAACGACCACGATCTCGCGGATCAACGTCGATATCGCCAAGATCGTGAACCCGCTGACGCTCTGGACCGAGACGGTCAGCTACACGATCACCGAACTGCTGAGCGCCCAGCAGCTTGGCCGCCCGATCGATTCCCAGATGCTGGCCGGGCTCAACCTCAAGCACCAGATGGACACCGACCAGATGGTCTATATCGGTGATCCCTCCATCAGCGCCACCGGCCTGATCAATGCTTCGCTCGTGACCAACACCGGCAACGTTGCCGCCGGCGCCGCATCGGGCCTGCCGTTCATCACGAAGTCGCCGGACGAAATCACCGCCGACTTCAACGAACTGCTGACCTCGGTCTGGGCGGCGTCGGGTTACAAGGCCCCGCCGAAGAACGTGCTGCTCTCGCCCAGCGCGTTCGGCTACATCGCGACCACCAAGGTCTCGGAAGCCGGCAACATCAGCATTCTGGAATACGTGAAGCAGAACAACGTCTTCACGGCCCAGAAGAACATCGACCTGGAAATCTACCCGGTGAAGTGGCTCGACAAGGCCAATCTCAACGGGCCGGGCGGTGCGGCGGCGACCTATGGCCGCATGGTGGCCTACAGCCGCTATGAACCCTATGTGCGCTTTGCAATGGTGCCGCTCCAGTCAATGCAGCCGCAATATCGCGGCATCTGGATCGACGTGCCCTACTATGGCCGCCTGGGCCGCGTGGAGACCGTCTATCCCGAGACGCTGGGCTATCGCGACGGCGTCGACTGATCCCGTCCTGATCGCTGGTTGAACGAGGCGCTTTCTGGCGCCTTTTCTTTTGCCTGGGGAGGGCTGCATGGCATTCGCCTATTCGGATTTCATTGCCGCCTTCCCCGAGTTTTCGGACCAGACCCAATACCCCGAGGCCAGCTTCACGTTCTGGCAGGGCATTGCCGCACTGCGCCTGCGCGCCGATCGGTGGTGCGAGCTGCTCGACCACGGTTCCATGCTGTTCATCGCCCACAACATGGCGGTGCAGCGCAAGAATGCCATCGCCGCAGCCAAGGGCGGTGCCGTCGGCGCCATTGACGGCCCGACCACGGCCAAGTCGATCGACAAGCTGTCCAAGAGCCAGGACGTCTCGGCGGTGACGCTGGAAGGTTCCGGCGACTGGAATTCCACCACCTATGGCGTGCAGTTCTGGCAACTGGCGCTGATGGTCGGATCGGGCGGGCGGCAACTGTGAGCAATGGAACGACCGTCACAAAGGACCGGACCGCCGCCGTCAAAGCTGCACTCAAGGCGCTTGTCAAAGACCGCGTGCTGGTGGGCATCCCTTCGGAAAAGGCCTTTCGCGATCCCGAGCCGGATGAACCCCGCCCAGCGCTGAACAACGCCGAGATCGGCTATCTCCAAGAATTCGGATCGCCCGAGGCCAACATCCCGGCCCGCCCCCATCTGGTGCCGGGCACGCAGAAGGCACTGCCTGAAGTGGAAAAGATATACCGAGAAGTTGCTCCGAAGGTGCTGGATGGCAACGTCTCTCTGATCCGTGACGCCCACAAAAAGGTCGGTCACACGGTCGCATCGTCTGTCAAAAACTTGATCACCGATGGCATCGATCCACCGCTGGCTGAGCGCACCATCAAGGAACGCCAACGCCGGGGCCGCGAAGGCACAACGCCGTTGCTCGATAAAGGGCAATACCGCCGCAACATCGACTCCGTCGTTCGCCCGGCCGGCACGAAGAAGGGCAAGCGCTGATGTTGGACATGGATGATCTGATCGGCGATCCCGACTTCTTTCAGCCCATGACCATCTGGCGCCGACAGATCACCTATGGCGGCAATGGCGTCGAAACCGCGGCGCCGGCCCTGATCAACCCGGCCCCGCTGGGATCGATCCAGTCCGGTGCGAACCCTGAAATGCTGCGCCAGGCCGACCTGACCAGCGTCGAGAACCTGATCACGATCTACACCGATTTCCGGCTCTATGCCGAGGGCGCGTCGACCAGCGCGACGCCGCCGCTGCCGTTCGGCCCGGTGCAGACCGACCTCTACGGCAACGCCGTGATCCCGACCGACCTGGTGCAGTTCAAGTCCGACATCGTGGTGTTCTTGGGCGACGTCTACGAGGTGTTCCTGGTGCAGGATTGGACGACCTATGGAGCCGGCTTCATCGCGGCGCTGGCTCGCAAGGTCAGTCGCGGCCAGGTGGCGCAATGAGCCGGGATAGCAGCGAAAGCGGCTTCCTGCTGCCGACCAGCCCCCTGCCGGTCAATGACGAAGCGCTTGATGACCTGTTCCGTGTCACGATTGCCGGCATCACCGGGCTGGATCCGCGCCGCGTCGTCCGCCGGTTCAATCCCGAGCCCGCCACGGCACCGCAGTTCGATGGAACCTGGGCCAGCGTCGGCGTCATGGCGATCGATGACGACGATTTCGCCCAGCAGGGCATGCGCGCCGAGGGCGATTACAAGCTGGTGCAGCATGAGCGTCTCGATGTCATGGCCAGCTTCTACGGCGACAAGGCCCAGCAGGCGGCGCGCATGGCCCGCAACGGCATCCAGATCGAGCAGAACCGCGAGGTGCTGGCGTCTGCCGGCATCGCCCTGATGTATGCCGAAAAGCCTGTCAAGGCACCGGTCCTGATCAACAACCGCTGGTCCAACCGGATCGACGTCACCTTCGTTTTCCGCCGCGCCATCGTCGATGTCTACCCGATCCTGAGCATCGAGGGTGTCGACGGCGACGCCACCACAGATGCGGGCCTGGCCCGAACCATTTCCGTCACCACCGACGACTGACCGGAGAGTCCCCCATGACCACTGGCTTGCCGACCTCGCGCCTGATCAAGGCGTCGTGGTCCCTGACGGCTGCGGCCGCCAGCTATGCGAACATCAACACCCTGCTGATCCTGGGCGATAGCGACGTCATCGACGTGACGGAACGGATGCGCACCTATGAAGGCGCGGCCGACGTCGCAGCGGACTTCGGCACCTCGGCACCGGAATATGCGGCGGCTCTGATCTTCTTCAGCCAGAAGCCGGCGCCCGCCAGCCTGTTCATCGGGCGCTGGGCGCGCACCGCTACGGCCGGGCTGCTCAAGGGCGCGATCCTGACTTCGGCCCAGCAGGCCCTGTCCAATTTCACGGCAGTGACCAGCGGCGGATTCAAGATCGCCGTCGATGGCGCCAGCTCGCCGGTCAACGTCAGCGGCATCAACCTCTCGGCGGCCACCAGCCTTTCCAACGTGGCGACCATCATCAGTGCGGCACTCACCAGCGCATCGGTGGGCGCGACCTGCACTTGGGATGGCACCCGGTTCGTGTTCAAGTCGGCGACCACCGGCACGTCGTCGGCCGTTGCGTTCCTGACCGCGCCGAACAGCGGCACCAGCCTGGCCGGACTGCTCGGCGGCCTCTCCACCAGCGGCGGCTATGTCGTGGCCGGGAT